TTGGCTCAAAGAAAACTTGCAAAGGGTTTTTCTTTTGCCTGCGCCAGTCGTGGAGTGGCTGGTGATGGTCTATGACGCAATCCAAGTCTTTGATGATGTAGCAGATGGTGACCCAGTTGAGGTCGAAAAAGTAGTTCAGTGACGAAAATATCTCTGCGTCATTTCCCTGAATTCTAATTTGGCTGGCGCTGTTGGGCACGTCTGCACCGTTAAGTCTGAACCAAAAGTAAAACTCGCCCAAGCCGCCCGTGGTCTTGTCCAACTGAAACGAAGTGTCAAAGTTGTAGATGCCCCGTGTGTCCACGTACACCCTCGATGTTTGGGTGCCCAAATACACGCCGTTGCTCAAGTCGGTGTTGTTGAACGTGATCGCCGTGGCTGTGTTGATCGTTGTCGCGGTTTGGGTTGTTGTATCAAAAAACGAACCGTAGCGACTGCGTTTAAATTCACGTGCTGGCGGGGCCATCTGCAAGCCTTCAACAGCTTTTGTCAGTGTATCAAGTTGGTTTGTCGATGGGGCCAACTGCAATGCTTGTACTGCCTTAGTCAAGTTATCCACTAGCGTCATGGCCTGAGATGCTTTATTTTCAGCCAAGGCGCAGTTAATGGCTGATTGTTCAGCTAGTGCGGCCAGTTGTGCTAATGCCTCGTTTGCTGTGGCTGCCGCACTGTCTGCTTGATATTCAAAGTCCGTCCCTGTTATTACTTGGATTTGATCGACTACGGAAAACAGTTGTTCAAACTGGCGGATCTGCTGCTGGTCGGTCAAGAAGGCCGCGAGCTGGTCGCGGGTGAGGTTGAGGCGGCGTGAGATGGGAGCGGTGGCCATAATCAAAATGCCAGTGGTTCAAGTTGCGCCTCAAGGCGAACGAATGACACATGCGCGTCACTGTCTCCACGGAAACGCTGGATTCTCCAGTTCCTCATGTGGCCCTGCTGAAACCACGCGAGACGCTTGGCGGTGTTGCCTATGGTGCCCACTCTGATACTGCGGTCTTGACTCCATGCCTGCCCGTCTGTACTGTAACTTGTGCTGATTTGTGGATTCTTGCCAAGTGCCACGCTGCCCGTCAGACTTACCAATTCCAGCCTGTTGAAAATCGCCCCGTTGCCTTCGTTGTAGACGATGGTCGTGCCGAATTCCCAGCGCACTTGCTGGCCCCAGTGGTGGCCGGTGTCTTGCACAAGGTAGCCAATGGCATTGCTTTGTGGGTCGCCGACAAGCCACTTGTCATAGGCCCAGACAAGATTGCGTGCGCGGTACTGCGAGAAGCCGACAACTGTAGAGGTTAGGGTAAACCAAACCTGTTCTTGCAGCGCCTCGGATGCGGCTGCGTCATAGACCATTGTTCTGTCCGGCAGATGAACATACAGATGTTGGTGCGCTTTGTCGTTACGTGCTTCTAGCTTGACTTGGGCTAATTGAGCTTCTGTGTAGTTCAAGAGTAGCTCGTCAATTTCTTGGGTGCTGATCTTTTGTGTGGTGGCTGCTGCACCGATGTAGATGGCTGGTGCTTCGTTTCTTCCACCGCCCAAAAATGCAATGCGATCGATGTAGCCGCAACACGCCTGTGTTCCGATGACGCCTTTTTGAATCTGAGCGCCATCAATGCGTGCGAACGGGAACAGCTCGCCGCCCACGTTGTCGAACACCTCGATGGTGTTGCGGTTAAGCGCATAAATTTCGTTGCGCAATTTAAGCAGGGCAACCACTGGGTCGGGGTCAACTTCGGAGCTGCCATATTTCAACGGGTTGACGGCCAGCGGGTCGGCCAGTTCGGTGACGACCAGGCTTGTGCCGTCGGTGGTCATGAAGTAACCATCGACCCAGCAGAAGTCAAGCACGGTGCCGAGATCTGGGTCTGTGACCTGAATCAATGTGCTGCCGTTCCAGTAGTAGAGACGCCCACCGCTGGCGATGGCGAGGCGGTCGAAGCTGTAGTCGAAGGTCACCAGGCTGTTGACTGGCCCACCGACGTCGCCGAGCACGGATACAACGCCATTGCTGGCGACTGTCACGAGCTTGGTGCCCATGACCCGGTAGCAGATGCCGTTCCAGTTGATTCCGCCTCGGTCTGTGCCTGGGCCTGTTCCGTTGGCTACGATGCCGTCACCAGGGCGCAGAAAGCCATTGCTGATGCCAGACTGTTTAGGAACCGGCACCAAGTTGACCGGGTAGGCGGTGCGCAGTTCTGGGGTGGCATCAGCATAAATGCCGTTCAAAATTTGAATTTGCATTTACTTTGCCTTGTTTCTGGCTTGGGCTTCGTCTGTGGATTTCAGGTGCAGGTCGGTCATGCTGTGATGGCCTGTAGTTGAGCGTTTGGCAAACGTGTGTTGTAGTATTTCAGGCTACGGATGTGGCCGTTGAGTATCGGGCCGATTGCACCCGTATAGTCAGACCCAATGTAGAGTGCATTGATTCCAGTTGGAACAACGCCACTTGCATCCTCAGTACCTATTACACCGTTAGACGCTTGGTTAAATGAATTGGCTTTATATGTCGCAGCGACCTTTGCTCCGACGCTTGGGATAGTGGCGTATACGTCAGCTTGACTGGTGCTTGAAGAAATAACCAAGAACCTCGACGATGCACCGCCAGTAGCCTTGCCAATTAACATCCTTTCTGAACCTCCTAACGTGCTATTTGCAAGTTCTGCGAACCTAGTTGTTACCGTTGCATTACCAACGTAGTCAGCAACATCCACAAACAACGTCCCCTCACTCTGGTTATACCAAGAGCTAAAGTTAGTCCCCGTCATCACTGCCACATCAGCGGCTCGTGTGGCTGCTGCTGTGGTGGTGGGGATTACACTGGTGGCAAAGTCTCCTTGTTCCAGTTGTGGCATACCGATGCGGAGGGTTATATCAATGGCTGCACCGTTGATGATGTTCAAGATGATGGCAGCAAAAACCCCCGTAGCGCCGGTAGTCAAAGTACCAGAACTGGTAGACCTGTTGAAGTTGGTAGACAGAGTAAAAGCGGTGTCGAAGTTATTCCCTGCGCCTCCAACTTGTCGTAGGTTAACCGCCGACGAACTAATGTTTGTGGCTGAACCCCCTACCCTCCCGCACCAAAAACTCTCTGTCCACGCCTGACCAGCTGCCCCTGAAGTAGCAGTAGTGTCAAATGACATTACATAAAAAGATGTTGTTGATGTGCCACTAATGCGAAGATCGACATAGTTAATCCCTGATTGACTACCTTTACCCACAACACTGGTTGTCAACCCTGCATTGCTAAACACCCCCCAATTTGTAGGCAACGTACCGGGCGTGCCAACCACCGCACCAACCATCGTGTTATTACGAATACTGTTAGTCCGTTGTTCCTCAATCAAAAATCCCTTTGCTTCTAGCGTTACAGGGTCGTAATCGAAGCGTGGGACGTTGATATCAACGGATTCAATCAAGCCGCTGGAGTTGGTGCGGGTTGCTGTCGTTGTACGGGTGAAGCTAACACGGGAATCAAGGGTTTCGGTATTAGTAAAGTCAAGAAATAGCGATGGAGACAAAGACGAAGCTGATTGGCCCCATCGAGAAGAGTGACCAAATCCACGACCACCCCATTTGATAGACATTACAAACCCTCCCCAGGAGTGAAGTAAATTGTGCCCGTTGCTGCCGCCGCTATAGCTGCAATATACAAGTCTCCATTTGGGCTTGGTGACATTGTTAAAACTTCATGAACTCCTGGGCCAATTGGAAAACTTGTAGAAAGCGATGCCGTAACTGTTGAGCCACCAAAACTTAACCATACTGTAGAAGTTCCATTATTAACGATTCTCACAGTTATTGGAGAATTTCGATTTATAACTTTGACGCTTTGAGATACCGCACTAACAGCAATGTTTGCGGTAATGTTTGATGGTGAAAATGCTCTCATGCCCATGATTGACTCCAGTTTAAGAAATTTTGTACCACGAATTAGTGGCCTGGTAGAAGCGCATGGTGAAAAATGCGTTTGCGGCCAGTGTGGTGGGTGCGCCGAATGCCGCTGATGCGCCGTTAAGGGCCAGTGTAAATGCGGTGATGATCTGGGTGGTGGTGATCAGCACCTGTGTGCCGTCGCGGGTTGCTGTGTTGAGGGGCAGGGTGACGGTGCCGGTGGCCAAGGTGCCTGCGGGTTGCAAGATCATCCACTGCTGCTGGCTGACGGGCGTGGGCACGGCCACGTTGAAGCCGGTGCCTGGGGTGGCTAGGGTGGTGGCCACAGTGGGGGCGGCAAAGACCGTCTGAAAGTATTCCAGCAACTGAGTGAGGGAGACTTTGCGGGCGTCGCCGTTGTTGGTGACGTAGACCGGCAGGAGGTCGCCGCCGCTGAGTTGGCTGACGCCTGAGAGTTGGTTGATCGTTGGCATGGGGTGCTTTCAGTTGTAGTCGATGGGGCCATCACCACCGGCCAAGACTTGATCGACGGGGGAGCGTAGGAATGGTTTGTCGTCCAAGCGCCAAGGCTTGTTGCCTGCGCCTGCTGGCATGGTGCCGGGCATTTGCTGCTCTTTGGGCATGGCTGCGAGTGACAAAAGCGTGTTGTACGACTCCTTTGCTGTGGCCTTGGTGTCGGGCATGACCTGCTTGCCGTAGCTGGGCGCGAGTTTGATCGCCAGATTTGTGTAGATGGCCTCGTTGGCGCTGTCGGGCACGTTGGTTTGTTCGTCGAGATCGCTGTCTTGGGGGCTGGACGGGAGCGGGTAGCCCAAGCGAATGCCAAGGGCGTTCCAAGCGGCCATCATGGTGTCCAAGCGCCTGATGGCGGATTGCATTTGCTCTGGTGTCAGGTCAAAAGCGTAGCTGGCAAGGCCGATCTCGTCGAAGGCCTGCTCGATCATTTGGCGCTTGGTCCATCCCATGTTATTCCCCGGTTTCAGACAATTTGGCTTGGATCAATTGTCCCAGCTTTTTATCGCCGGTGCGACCATCAAACTTGATTCCAAGCTCTGCGGCTTTGGCTTCAAGTTCGGCACGGGTCGGCTCTGTGTCGTCTGCTTTGGCTTCGTCTGTCTGCTGTGCTTTGGCTGCGGCTTGTTCGCGCAGTAGTCGATGATTGATGCCGTCAAGCGGTTGAGAGGGCTTGCGAATCTTGGCTAGTTTTTTGTGTCGAGGGGTGCGGATGTCGTCTTGCATCATTTGGCCTTCTTTTTCATTGACATGGGGTTCTCCTATGCAAGAAAGGGGGGAGCCGAAACCCCCCCATTCGTTAGTGCTGCTTATTGGTTAAACAGCAAGATGCCAGCCATTTGCGGGTTGGACATGGTGACGCCATACAAAGTGTCCAGACGATACTTTGTGGTCATGGTGTCGATGTCGTAGAACTTCTGCATCACAAGCTCAATGCCTTGGTCAGTGCTGGCACGCATGACAGATGTGCCTGCGTCTGTGGGCACTGCATAACGACCAGGAAGCAGTTCGATGCTGTCTTTGTGCCAGAAGCAGTTCACGCCGGTGGCGTTGTCGTTGAGCCAGTTGATCGTAGCGGTAGCAGAGGTGCTGGCCACTTCGATGTTTTGGTACTGCAACTCTGCGTCGGTTGGGCTGGAGTTTGCGCCAATCATCGGGGGGCTGATCGTCATGGTTGTGCCCGAGTCCACCGAGATAACTCGGAAGGTCTTAGGCTGGCCAGTAGACAGCTTGGTGATGTGGTGGCGTGCATTGATGCCAGGGATTGTGAAAGCATCGCCGACGTTGACGCCGACGGTGGTGCTCACAGTCACTGTCTGATAGCGGTTGTCCACGTTAATCTGCCCACCCACCGATGTGGTTGTGGCACGGGGCACAAAGCGAACTTGAGCGCCGTTGGTGGCGATTGTGACCGCAGTGGCTTGCGCTGCGATGCGGTTGCCGTAGTCGAGCTTATAGCTTTCAAAGCCTGCGACCATGCCCACGTAGCTGCGCTCATAAGCCTTGTCAGACTTCTGGTTGCCAAAGCTGCGAGTCGTAGCGGCCAAGTTTCCAGCCAAACCGTTGTAGTCGCGGCTATTCAGAGCGAGGTAACGGTTTTCCATTGGAATACCTTGCTCGTTCATCACGCTGTCGCAAAGAGCGATGTCGTCGTAGTCACCAGATGCGCCAGCAACAGCGACGACTAGAGTTCCTTGATTAGCAGCCACGTTCATAACGGACACGTTAATGTCGCTTGCCAGTTTTTGGCGTGCGGCTTGGCCCAGTCGGTTCTCTTGCAGGGCGTCGCGCAATTCTTTGGCGTCCAGTTTCCATGCGCTTGTCTTTGAAAAACCAAGAGTCGCAGGAACAGACAACTGCGTCATGTCATCGTAGTTCGATGAGATGGACGAGCCAACAGTCGAATTAAAGGATTGCGCAATGTAGGGCATTGGCCGCCAGATTGTGTCGCGGCTGCGTTCCATGCTGGTGCTGTCGGTGTTGTAGACCGACACGTTACGTGACAGGACCAAGGCGTCTTGGAAGCCTTCGAGGATGTTTTCAAACGCGACGCGTTCTTCTTTGCTGAATGCATTAGGCATGGTGTTTCCTTAAAAAAATGTCATTTGGATGATGCTGCTCGTTTTTGCGCTTTGTACTGAATGACTTTCGTCATGTTGCCAGTACGGGCAGCTTCGTCGCGCAGCCGTTCGAGGGTTGAGTCCACCGCCCCCGAGACGCGCCCTGTTCCGGACACGACTCGCTCAGGCGGTGGGGCTGCTCTGCGGTTCGTTACTTTCAAATCTTTCTCCAATTTGGCGACCGCAAAAGCAAACTTTACGGGGTCTTTGATTGATGCCAGCTCTTGCGCCTTTTTGGGGTTCTTGCCGAGCGCGTAAACGACGAGGGCGGGGTTATCCGCACCTTGTAGCATGATGCCTTGCTGGGTGACGTTGAATAATTCCTGAGCCACGGCCTCGGCATCTTCAAAGTCTTTGACTCGCAGTTCAGCTTTCGCTTTGCCGTAGCCTTCCAACTTGGCTTGCCAAGCTTTTTGCTGATTCATAACTTCAGCTTCTTGCTTGGCGTTGGCTTCGTCGGCTTTGCGCTTGCGCTCAAACCAAGTGGCCAATGCTTCCTCGAACTTTTCGGCGTCATAGTCGTGATCTTCAAGCTTTGGCTTTGCCCCCAGCGTGACCGGCTTGGTCTCAGTCTGTGCAGTGGTTTGCAGCTTGGCTTCGAGTTCACGAATGCGGCGAGATTTTTCGCGGTCTGACTTGCGTAGCTCGCGCACCCATTCAGGAGCGTGTGCCGGTTCTTCGGGAGGCGGCGCTTCCTCACCAATGGTGACTACAACCTCGTCTGATTCGCCGTCGTCTTCTGGGGTCTCGACCTGATCGCCTTCGGCTTGCGCTTCGGGTTGCTCGGTGGTCTCGTTCTCAATGACTGTGGTTTCGTCGTCTGTGGTGGTGTCGTCCTGTTCTGCCTGTGTGTTCATCTTTGGCCCTGTGAAACTCACCCATTGAAGCGGCTGGGTGGAAACCGTTTGTGTGCAATTGTCACTTTTTGGCAACTAATTTGCAAATGTCTTGGAAATAATTTCTGAATCCATCTCAATACTGAGCATCAAAAGTTCAATCGCCTCTTGCTCGTCTTCAATGTACGCCTGAATTGCTTGCTGTGCTGCTTGCATTTCTGCCTGATATTCCTGCTTTGTTTTAAGTCTTGCTTGCAACTGAGCGTTTTCAATTCTGAGAGCGTCGAGATCAATGCCTCCTGTTTCGTATGCATTGATTTTCTGCGCCATCTTGACCGCTTCAGGCTTTTTTGTTTTGCGTAGGGTGGTTTGGGCTTGCCGCAATGTCAAAGATTGCTCAAAGGCGGCGCGTTCGTTAGCCCATCCTTTTTGTTTTCTCTGTTTACCACTGCCGCCACCGCCTGCTATTTCTTCGGAATACCCCCAAGAATAGCCAAATGTTCCGGCCCAAGCCCCACCCCAAGCGTCCCAAGTTTGCATTTAGACTGGCCCCCAAGGATCTGCTTTCGTACCCGTTCCATCGACAAATACGTCATTGACTTTGATGATGTTAGCGTCAACAACCTCACCGGCTTGCATCGGAGTGCCCAATGCAGTAACTGATGATTGTGATGATTTGCTCGCGAGCGTCGCTTCTTTTGCCAGCACTGTAGATGCCTCAATCTGTAACAGTGTCGGTCCGTTAACGAGCGTGTCGGTCTTGGTTTTGATGCCCGTTGCTGTTGTTTGCAGCGTGTCAATCTTGGTTTCGTTCGCGTTGATCTCAGCGACGATTGCCGTCTGCGCCGATGTGACGTTTGCAGATGTGGCAAGACCAGTAAATCCGCTCTGCTTTGCAAGCACTGTGCTGCCCTCGATCTGAGCGAGCGTCGGCCCGTTTGACAACGTATCTGTCTTAGCCTTAACAGCAGCTATAGCTGTATTGTCTGGTGCTGTATAGCCAGAAGTAGCCAATCTAGTATTTACAGTTGCTTCTTTAGCTAGTACTGTAGATGCTTCAATCTGCGCAAGCGTAGGGCCTTTAACAGATGATGTTGTAACATCAATTCGAGCTAGTTCAGTCGCTAAGCTTGTGCGTACAGCTGTGGCTGTCTCTGCTGCTGTTGGTGGCGCTGACGATGTGAGCGTGCGCGTTGCAGCAGCCCATACGCTCGCAGACGATGCGGATGCGATAGAGGCTCTGTCACTGTCACTCAGCGACGCTGTTACTTGAGTCCAAGGTGCCGTTTCCAGCTTCGCATTTGAGGCATTTAACAGCGTGACGGGTGACGCTACCCCTGTTGCCACGTTGTAGTAATACGTGACAATCGGGATGCTGTAGCCTGTGGCGTTGGGCGTAATTGCAGCCCCGCCTGCCGTCGTGTTTGCCATGCGCAGTTTGTAACTAGGCGAGTAAAAAACAATCTTACCGGTGCTGATTGCGTAAAACTCAACCGAGTTCGCGGTTGCGCATGCCGCGAATACTTGGTAGCTTGTCGTCACAATGTCATATGCAATTGCTGAAACAACTTCGTTGGCTGTATATGCTGCAAGAGTTTGGTTTAGCGTGCCCTCGATATTCCCACCGTTAACGATTGTCAAAAATGAATTTGCAATTGCGTTGCGATTGACTGTGCTAATTGATGTATCAACACCTGGCTCTGTGTCTAGCACAAGTGTAAATTTTGAAACTTCAGATCCCAAGCAGTTCACAAGCAATGGCTTGCTGCCCCAATAGCCAGCAACGATTCGCACCTGATCTGTGGGCTGCACAGTGATTGCGCGAGATGTAGCAAGTGGCACCCATCCTGGCACAAAAGTACCGTTGACTGTTGTGCCGCCAACAGCAGTACCATTAATTGTCACATATGTGCTGATTGCTCGCCCCGAAAATTCGGTGATATTCAATCTTGTACCGGTGCTGTCTGTGTAAGTTCCGTTTACGGGTGCAGTGATTGTGCCGGTGGTAACAATGTTGCCCGTGATCGTGCCAGTGCCTGCAATGTTCCAATCCCCGAAATGCCGTGCTGATGCCGTTGATAAGCTCAGAAAGTCAGTAGTTGCTAAGTTGCTGTCTTGATACAAACTCCACCTGCATGAGTCGTAAAGCTCGCTTGACGGCATGGACTGATTGACAGTAATTGTCTTAGTCGTGTAGTTCAGCGTGAGTTTTGTCAGTACCCCGCCAGCCACCACTTCACTGGCCCCGTATAGGCTACTTGGTACACCTTGTGCTGTGGACTGTACGGGAGCCGTGAGTTCTTGCAGCGTCAACTGCACATGCGGAATATCGTGTGTCAGAGATCTTGCAAAGATGCGTTGTTGTTGTCTCAAATTAACTGTGTTGCCTAACCCTTGTGCGCGCACAGCAAACCCAGTTGCAACGCCTGTTCCGCCAGCGGTCAGCACCGTTTGAGCTTGGGCTGTGCCAACAGTCGCCGTGTTGACGATTGCAACTTTCACACCGCTGATGGGTGTAGTGCCATTGGCAAATGTGTAGCTAACTGAGTGTCGTAGAGTCGTTGTTACTAAACCAGCATTAGCTGCGCCATATGTGAAAGTGCCATTCCACACGCCTGTGCTACCATTTTTCAAGTCGTCGATTACCACGTTGTATGTAGTACCTGGGTCTACATAGCTACCAATTCCGTAATTCGTAGCGTTAACAATCTGCCAGTTTTTAATTGATACGGTGCCTGATGAGCCACCGTTAATCAGAGAAAAATTTGAACTGCTTGAAAGCAGACTGTCATATGTGTTGTTCGGGAAAAGCTCAAAAATTGCCTGCCCCGTAAAAGACATATTATTAAAGATACTGCCTGCTGCCCCGAATAGCTTCAACGCTAGATTAGGCCCACTCGTACCGATAACAGCAACTCCGTTTATCTCATAAGCGACTGAGTAGTAATTAAAACCGCTGACCAAAGCCGTTGTGGGGTAGTCATATCTACCCCCACCGCTGCTGATAATGATTGGTTTGCTACCGTCTGGGGCAGTCTCCACCACAAACGTGCCAGCCCTTAGTGCTTGGACATGTGTTTGATTAAAGTTGCCGGTGTTCTTTGTTTCCCACCTTGAAAATGGACGATGAATAACCCCGCTGCCCGCTGTGTGTTGCAGCAAATGACAGTTGTTTTCAAGAACTGCGTGGGTGTAGTTTGAGTATTCCAGCCAGAAACCGTTGCTGAAAATACTGCGCTTAATCAAAATAACCGCGCCACCGTATAGCGATTCAATCCATGTCGTATCGTTGATGTCAGTGACGATTTGGGCCAGCGTTTTTGGGCTGGCACGTGTGCCTTCATTGAGCTGAATGCGGTTATTTGTCGTGTCTTTTGTCGCTGCCATGTCAATCCCTCCCCGTCAAGTCGTTGAGAAAATCCCAAGATGTATCTGTTGTACCAGCAGTCTGCGTGACTACTGTGCCGCTAAATTGCCAGCAGTTGATACCCGCGATGGTTGTTGATGTGGCTGCCATGTTTTAACCCCTTATTCTTTAATTTTGATGCCAACGATCTTGCCTTTTTCGCGCACGATTTGTCGGGGCTTTGTTAACATGATGGCCGTTTTAGTTTGGGCTTCAGCTGTCTTTTCTGCGGCTAATTGTATTGCTTCAGCTTGCATTTGCACCACTTCTTTCAGAGAGTTCACAGCCTCGCTAAATTGGTTTCCAACTTGTTCATTTCGGCCATCCATTTCAGATCGCGTCTTGGTGCGCCATTCTTCTTCGCGCTGCATTTTTTCGACTTCATTCATCATTTCTAGAGCGTGCCGTTCTTCGGTCGCTTGAAGCTCGCGCTCCATTTTGATGATTTCTAACTCCATTTTTCGCTCACTCAAGTCCATCCTTTGCGGGGCCTGTTCAGTTGTTTGCTGCGTTTCTTGCTGCGTTTCTTGACCAATCCCGGCCAAGATTTCTTCTGTCTTGGCTTGGCTGAGTTCTGCGTCTGCGATTGTCTTGATCGTGCTTGCACGGGCTTGTGCTGCTTTGGCTTCGGCCTCCTCGGCTGCGGCTTGCAAGTACATCGTGTTGGGGTCTTGAGGCTGGTTCTGCATCTCGGCCATAAGTTCCTGAGCTTCGTCGTCTGTTGGCTTGACCACGCCCATTCGCAGGAGCTTCTTGCGAAAGTAGGCATTGGTGTCGCTGAGGCCTTCGCCCTCCATGTTCATCATCGCCATGGCCGTGAGAACTTGCGCAGTCTCGGGGTCTTGAGTGATTTGCAACATGCCTGTGATGGCGCGGACGGTGGCTTGCTTCTTGCTGCTGCTGGATGGGCCAACATCTGACACAACGTCAAAGGTGGCAGAGCTGAGGTCGTTTTCCATGACCACTGCGCCGGTTTCCTGATCAATTGTGGGTTGCATCAATTCGACCATACCGGCCTCGCCAGTTGGGGCGATGGTCTTCATTTTGCGCTTGTCCTCGGTGTAAACGTCGCGGGCCATCGAGAGCCAGATTTCGCCGCAGCGCTTCATTCCTTTGGCAAAGTTGCTCATGTAGATAAATGACTGGCCGTCAACACGGGCCTGAATCATCTCCACCGCCTTGCCTGAGATGTTGCTGACCATCTTGTCGGCACCGGCTTGGTTGCCCAAAATGTCTTGCATGTCGGTTTCTGTGATTTGCAAGAGCGCGGCCATAGCCGGTGGGATGTTGGGGGCGCGGGTGTAGGCGACAGGCCCAGACACGGCCTGGTTGCCGTTTTGGTCAGTGATCGGGTTGATGAGCAGGTAAGGGTAGTCCTTGAGGTTGTCTTCTGACCACATGACCTGATGGCCTGCGACTTGCTCGGGGGTTAGGATTGGCTTCTCGACTGACGACAGCGCTGAGATCTCACCCAGCTTGGACAGTTGCATGTTCTTGAGTCGCTGGGCATCTTTGGCCAATCTCACGTGGCCCATGCATCGCTCGATGTTATCGACAAACCAGCGTTTGCCGTACACCACCACAATCGGGATGCACTTTCCTGCGATATACCCGCAGTCTTCGAGCACTTTGCCGCCGGACATGATGTACTTGTGAACGCGCTTGCGCTTGACTTTCTTTTGTCGAATTTCACGGGTGCCAATGGCCGCGAGGGTTTCTTCAAGGGTTTCGTCGGCCTCGAATTCGGCTGCCGTGTATCGCTCTTCCTCGCCTGTGATGGTTTGGAAGATGCGGATGGTCTCGGTCTTTTCTTCGACCTTGTAGTATTCGGCCACATAAACAACATCGGGGGTACACCAGTCGAATTCATACTGGTGAATGATCTTTGGCCAGTCGGTTGGATCGTCGCCCCAGGTGTCTTTGTAGGCCTGGCGTGTCATGCTGGTGACGACGTAGCAATACTTGGCGTCGGACTTGTCCTGGCGCTTGGCCCCGAGGTCAAAGAACACCGAGCTGTCAGCGTCGAAGATGGGCTCGATCCTGATGCGCTGGCGGTCGTCCTCGTCGTTTTCCTCGTCTTCGTAGACTGTGCGCAAACGCCATGCCCCGATGCCGCCGCCGACTGCTTCCTCGAAGGCGTTATCGTATGCTTCATCGGCTACTGATGCTTGTTCATCGGCACGATAAAGGCCATCGCAAACTTCGGCCAGTTTGTCATTGTCTTCGCCGTCCTTCGAAACGAAGTCAACCGTGATGCGGTTGTTTCGGTACTCGTTGACCACGCGAATGACGGCAAGCATGACCTTGTTTACTTCAAACTTGGGTTTGTTCTCGTACTGTTGTTCGAGTGGGCCTTCCCACTGAGCGCCAGCAAGCGAGTAGAAGCGCCGGTCTTGGAGGCATTGTTGGCGTTCATCGCGCAGTGCGCTTTGCACATCATCGAATTGCGCGAGGGCTTCGGCGTGCAGGTTGGAGAGGCGTTGGTCGTTAGAGATTCGGGCCATGGGTGGATTTCCTCAATTTGTGCGATTGTCTCACCAACGGTGGGCGGTGGGCAATGGTGTAAAGCTGGCGGGCTTGGCTGCACCGGAGCGGCGCACGGCTTCGCAGGCGTAGCGCAGGGCGTCAATGACGTGGTTTTTCTTGTCCTCAAGCACGGGTAAGATTTTCCCCGTTAGCGGGTCTTGCTTGTAGCTGTAGAGGGTGAGTTCGTCAATTGTGTGGATGCACCGAGGATGCACGACGATGTCGTAGTTCTTCAAAAACTCTATGCCTTCCTCAACTGACTTCGGCCCTTTGACCGCTGTCATGATCTTTGGAAACCCGTTCTTTTTCATGTGGCTGATTGTCTCGGGACGGGCGCTGTCAGCAACGATGGGCCACTTTTCTGCCTCCGGCACAGTCATGAACAGCTCTGGGGTGTTCACGATCTCGCAGCCGACCATGTAAGCCTCGTAGTCGATGTAGAGGGTGCGGCCAATGATGTGGCAGCGCACCAAGGTGGTGGGGTCGATGGAGAAACCCCAGTCAGCGCCGAGGCGGTGGATGGCGTCCTTCGGTGCCTCGAACTCCTCGACTTTCCAGTTCTTGAATACACGGGTATTGCTGTTGGTCAGGTAGCCGCCCATCCAAACGTGCTGATATTTGTCTGGGTCACGCCTCTTGTCGTATTCCATCTCGTCGCGCAGGACATCGGGAAACCACGGGTTATCGGTGAAGTTGACCTTGAGGACGGTCGCATCCTTTGGCGGTGTCGGGCCTCGGAGCAGATGATCCACCGGGTCTGACTGCTGGCGTGGGTTCCATGTGAACCAGAGTTCGGACTCGGGCTTTCTGATAGTGGGCCGCAGTAGGTCAAGGCTGGTCTGGCTCAAGGATTGGGCTTCCTCCACCCAGGCGCAGTCGTAGCCCTCAAGTGATTTGATTGAGTCAGCTGTGTGGTTCTGCATACCCTGGAAGATGATCATGCCATCGCCCTTCTTGGACTTGATCACGGCTTCCTGCACCTCGAAGTACGCGCCAGCATTCATCTGCTCGATCTTTGTCTCAAGCAGGCGTTTGACGGACTGGTTGAGAGACTTCTGAATCTCACGCACACAGACGCTGCGCCGCTTCTGGTCGAGGATGTGGGCCTCGATCATGAGCTCGGCGAACATGTGGGACTTGCCGGAGCCACGGCCACCCCATGCGCCTTTGTAGCGGCTGGGGTTGAGCAGGGGCAAGGCCCATTCTGGCGTTGGGAGTTGCAGGGTTGTCAAAATAGGCTTCCTTGCTGCACTACAGAATCACCAAATGGGACGTTTTGAATGATCGGCTCTAATGCTTCTTTGACTTCTGCGATGGCGTTATTGTCTCTACGCAATTTGTAATTCCAACCACCCAGGATGTGCATAGGTGTATACCAAACGCTTCTTGATTCGTTCAAGAGCGTGTTTCCGTGGACAACCATAGCCGGAATACCAAGCAATGACAACTGAACGTAGCTCATATGCACTGCTTTAAGGTCTAGGTCTTGGGCTGTTACGTGCAGGTGTTGCTGAAAGTTGATCTTTCGTTGCTGCATGGATTCTGCGAAAGCGATCAGCATTGCCCCGCCACCAGATGCTGGTTCATGCACGGTGACAAAGCCTTTCTTCTTGATCTGCTCATCGAGGTCCTCACTCATCATTGCTGTGATGGCTTTGCAGAGTCTGTAAGGCGTGAAGAATTGACCATGCCATTTTGATCCTAAGTCCATTTCCATGAAGATCTGACCAAGAACATCAGTTGGTTCTTTCTCAAGTTCCTCTGTAAGCAAGCCAAACATTTTTGCAAATTCGCTCAGTTCATCAGGCGTGTAAGGCTTGATGATCTCCATGTATCTGGCTTCGCGCTTTTCTCGGTCTGGATGGAATTGATCGCAGGCATTGGCAATGCTGATTGCGGCCATTTCTACAAAGTCGCTGAACACCCGCCATGAATCATGCCGGTGGCCAAGGGTATTCATCATTTTAATAATGTCGGCTTTCATCTCACCCCAATCCCGCCCAAGGGCTTGAACCAACTGCCCGAAGATTATCGGTCAATTTACTCACGATTTCACCACCACTCGCTCAATGCGCGTGACCAGCGGATTTGCCGAATCGCCCGAAACTTCCAGCTTGTCGCCGTATTTCTTTGGGGCCAGCTTTGAGAGAAGCCATTTGCGTGTGTCGATTTGGACCTTCTTGTCAGCCACCGCGCCCGAGTCAGTTGCACCTGAGTCAGTCGATCCAACTGGACGATCGGCAATGTCGAGTATGTCGCTGGCCATCATCTCAAGCAAGTCCTCGCGCGCGCGCGCGTATTGTGCAGCGAGGTCGGCATCATCATTGAGCCACAAATTAAACGTGCTTTGATTTACCCCAGCTTTTTTGCACGCTTTGAAAGCGCTCAGACCGCTGCGCATTCCTTCGAGCACTTGTGCGCTGATTGTGGCGCGGTCTTCACTGCCAGGCTTTGTTCGCTTTGCTGGAACTTTGGCTTTGTGTGATTTCGTCGTCATGCTTGATTGTCTTTCATGCTTTGTATTCATGCGCCTCCTCCACCGAATAAATCTAACATACCGACGTCAGCCTTTTCGGGTTTTGTGGTGCTCATAGCCACCTCGCATAACTCTTGCACAACAAACCCAATATTCTTGCAATGCGCACCTCTTCGGTCGCGCCCCTGCTTTCATCCGCGCCCGGCAGGATTGCCACTGCATCACAATCCATCAACATTTTGATGTCTGCTTTCATGTGGGTTTCCCACGGGGCGGTTTCTGGCACGCCGTTTTCCACCGGGTTCGCCACCTCGTAGCCGCGCTTTCGCAGCTCCGCCGCCGCCGCATTGAATGCGTGCTTGTTGAACTCCGGTAGGCCGGTCATTGGGCCGCTGATGTAAATTTTCATTCGACTACCCCATCTTCAAATAAATCCAACGTGCGGCTCTCACGCTTCACGACGTGCTTTCTTCCCGTTACGGGGAAAACCAGTCCGAGCTTGCGCTTTGCCAGCGGCATTAGGTTGGCACGCTTTGCGCACTTGGGGCCAACAGGGTGACCAGCGATCAGCACGGCGGGTTTTAAGGTGATGCGGCCACACAGAGCGCAACTCTTGCTCATGCCAGCAACCCGTCAAAAGGGTGCGCCTTAGCCATTAAGTGAATGTTCGACTTAGCCCACGCGCCCATAGGCTTGACGATTTGCACGATGGGCATGACGTGCTCGATGATCGAATGCTCGATGCCGTGAGCGACTTCCTCGGGGCTAAGAGGCGTCTCCCCGCGCTCAGGCGGGCGGACACCTACCGTACTGCCTGCCCATCTCCCGCTGCGGCCTCTTCGGCCTTTAATTGCAACAGGGTGGCCTTCACGTCGTTGTAAATCCCCGAGTACAGCCCCGACTTGTCCGAGTCCAGCTCCTTCGCCCGATGGCTGGCATGTGCTTTCGCCCCCGGCATTGACGCCATCCAAACAAGATGTTTTTTCATCCTTTGGTACTCCCCAGCTTCGTCGAGTGACATTTGTGACTCTTTCAATTTGCATTTTCATTTTTTTCTCAATTCAAAATTTCGGGTTTTTGTTGCTCGGCGTCTCGCTCGTTCAATGCTTGGGTGTAGCCGTCGATAAACGATTTTTTGATCATGTCGACCATTTCCATGCCAGCGTTTGCACGCCCAAGCTCAAAGCAATTTTTAGCGAGAGACAATGTGTTTTCGTTTGCGCCAGCATCCTTGAGCTGGGTCATCAATTGATCAAGATTCATTGCGACACCCCGAAAATGCCAAGCGCCTGCTTTGCAAACTTCAAGCTAATTGGACGGATTTCAAAACCTTCTTCGCTCAACTTCACAATGCGCCGTGCCCAATCCTTGCCGTCTGTTGGTGGCATGTTTGAAAATGGGATTGGTTTTGCGGTGTCTGGCGCTCCCCATTGATGCCTTGAACATTTTGGCTTGTCAATCATCACGGACCAGCGAGCGCCACAACCGGGGTGTGTGCATTGAAGTTTTTGGTAATCGTCGATGGTTGCGCCTTGGGCGGCTTTTGGTTTTGCAAAGCTCATTTGTTTTGCTCCTGAAGTTTTGCGCCACAGCCACAGCAATGCTTCATGTCATTTTCTGTTGGGCCGCCGTCTGTAAATGTCCAAAGCACTCCGCACTCGCTGCGCCACGTGTCGGGCATATGGTCATCATCTTCGCGTTGCCAAAAACAACCAGGCTTTTCTGCCTATGCTTCGGCACGATGCGCCCTGCCTTGCCAGTAATGAACATCACATAATGCGCCTTGGTCAATGTCGTCTCTCCATAAGTTGAACGCATAGCTTCCGCATTTGAGGCACTTGTTCATTTGTTGTACTTCCCGTCAATGATTTTTTGAAAATTCGATGCGTTCACGACCCATTCAAGGTCTGGCTGCCATGTCCGCCCATTGTTTTCAAAGCCAACGGCAAGTTTGGTGTCGCTTGCGATGTAGGAAAAGAACGAGTCCCACCACTTCAAACCAGCCTCGGTAGTGGCATAGCCTTCGGGCGAGTAGTCGGATGGTTTTCCAGCCTGAATCCACCGCTGTTTCATGCTGGCCTGTCTGCTGCCTTCCCACGATCTCGGCTGAGTCAGGTGCGGCAAATGCTTTGCCCAAAGCTGAATCAGTTTTTTGTACGGGCAAGTTGGGAACGTCGTTCCCGACAAAGAAGCGTTAGCTTCTTTAATAGATGGTTCCTGGTTATTGGTTATTGGTTCTTGGTTAGGTGGCGCTTCGTTTACGCTCGGTAACGAAGCGTGTACGTTTCGTTCGCAAGTCGCCGCATTAGCTTTACGCTTTGACTCTCTATCGTCGGCAATTCGTTTATTAGTCGTTGACTTGGCGTGGTAATCACCAATTTCCTCACGGATATGGCTTTGAACATAAACACCGTCTTCAAGATCAAAGAATCGACGCAAAACAAACTCCACAGCTTCGATCTCATCTTTGCTAAAAGCCCATGTCCAGTCAATGGCCTCAGCTAATGTGGGAAAACGCTCCCTGTCGTAACAGGCGTCAATGAGGAGGGTATAAGCCCCATGTTGAAGCATGGACAGACGTCCAGTCTTCTTGGCATAGTCGCCAATGTTTTTCTTGTAGTAGTGCATAAATCCCGCTTTTTACAGCCCCTTGATTGAAGAAACGGCGGCAGGAGAAGGGGTAACTCTTTTCGATTGGGGAGCAACTCCCAACCTAGCCGTGTTTCAAAAATTATAACACCTTGCCCATTTTCATCAACGCATCAAGCCTGCAAAAAAGTTTGTTTTTGCATTTAGCTGGCGGTGCGCCTGGCCGCGACGTATTCGTGCAATCAGGCTTTTGTGTACCCCATGCTCATCCGCAACTGCTTTTGCGCTTCGCGGGTCTGACAATGCAGCGGCTACGCCTTCGTCCGTGATTTTGCGCCTGCCAGCTGCTGATTTTTGCAGCTTGGCTATTCTGACTGGCGCATCATAGTCAATCTTTGACGACATCATCTTAGCGTGCTGTTTCATCGTTCGATCTATCAAGTGTGCGGGGTTTACACACAAGTGATTGCCGCAAGTCACGCTCACAAAAACACCCATAGGCGTCGGCCTGCCCTGCAATTCACGTATGAGCTTTCGCACAGTCGTGATTTTCCCGCCGTGCGATACTTGAGGGCTCCGGTTTGCTACGTACCCCTGCCACTCCACGCAATCGCCCACTTCTTGTGTACGCTGCATGATCGTTTCAAGTGTGTGAAATGTTATTTTTCGTTTATTCATCAAAAGCGCCAATGTTTTTCAGTCGCCTGGTTTCGGCGTTGTAATGTCTCGCAATTTCTCTGAGCCCATCATGCGTATATTTGCGGGTCACCGTGTCAGATTCGATTAGTTCGACTGCTCGCACGCCAATCCGCTCAATCAAGCCCTTTCGATACATGACATGGTTGCCGCTCAGATAGTTGTTGCAGTGCTTGCACTGCCCGTGACAGTTGTCCTCGACAAATCGCATGTGCGGGGCGCTGCCGACGCTTCGATAATGACCGGCGTCGTAGCTGTTCGCTTCTGAGCCCAAGGGTTTGCCGCACGAAATGCAAGGCTTGCCAGCGTCACGCGCGCGGATAAAAGCATTGAATGCAGTCTGAGCCAATTTTGTCAGCTGCGGCTTTGTGCGCATTGCGTCCAGCTTTTCGCGCGTGGCTCTTTTATCTTCCGCTTGTGCCTTTGCTTTTATCCTCACGCCGATAGCGTTAGATAATTCAAGCGCACATGTGGGACTACAAACAGTTTGCATTGCCCTTACTTGCTTAAACGGGATTTTGCACACCTTGCACTTTTTTGTTTTTTGCATCAAAGCCACTTACGGATGCACCTCGAATTTTGCTTTGCATCGGAAGATTTTTTCAATTGCGTCTTTGAATTTCTTAATCATTTTTTTCCTTTTTGATTGTTTTGGAAATTTTTACTTTATTTGTCGTCTAATGCGATAAGCATCAAGATAACTATAAAAGCACCAAACGCGCCAATTATCAGCCCGATAAAAGTTAGCAGGCCGTTTATCCCATCATCCATTTTTACCCTCCATTTTTTTGAGGCACGCAATCAGCTTTATGGCCGTGTCAAGTCTTGGAATTGCGCCGAGATGTATGCGGCTGATCGTGCTTTGTGGCACTTTGCTTTTTGCCGCAATTGTGTTATGTGAGCCAGCCGTTTCGGCAAGTCTGCGCCGGATAAATTGCAAGTCGGTTTCTTTTTTCATTCGCGCATGATACCCGAAAGCGGTAGAAACAGCACTTAAAAATATTTTGATCGAAACCCGCTTTGTAGAACCCGCTTTCGGTTACTATTCGCACCATGTCCAACAAGCCGAAAGTTTTAACCATGAAATGCAACGAGTATTGCTGCAACCGGCGCTGCAACCAGGGCCGCACATGCGTGCGCGAGAGTCGTGAGTGGAGGAAAAAGTTTGGCGTGCAAGCGCTGGCAATCTCAATCGCCAGCATCGCCTCCGCAATCGTGGTTTATCTCGACCTGTTCGTGTGGAGGGCGTGATGGAGGACCGCCACGACGACGACGACGAGCCCACATGCCACCTATGCGGCGGGCCTTTATATAGAGCGCCGCACTGGGACTATTACCAGTGTGACGATTGCGGAAAAATCGAAAAAATGGAAAGGGAAGAACCATGAAAACTTGGATTATAGCGATCATCGTCGGGATGGCAATCAGCGCGGGGCCACTGCTTGACGGCACCGGTGGCGTAAATCAACAAAAAAAAGAGTGGACAAAATGAAATTTGAACAAGAATTTGCGATAGAAGAGGCGCAGGAGCATGCATCACGCAGCCCCACTACGCAGTTGCGCAACGACTTGGTGAACACAAGGCTCGCCGCCAGAATCATGGCTTTTATTCTTGCCGCGATGTTAAGCGGCTGCGCGTCTAGCCAGCCTGATTTCTTGCCGCAGTCTTGCGAGATTACAAATTGCGGAAATGTGAAATGACAACACAACACACACCGGGATGCGTCGAGCATGACATGCGTGGCTACCCTCACTCTGATGTGCGCTCAGTGTCGGGGCGCAAGATCGCAAACACTTGGGGAACGGGCCACCCAAAAACTTCTGAGGCGTACAAGCGCCGTACAGAGCAAGACAGGGCCAACGCTCGCCGCATCGTGGCCTGCTGGAATGCCTGCGAGGGCATCCCCACCGAGGAACTTGAAGCAAGCGCCCGCCCGATCGCTGCAGCGCCTGATCTGTTGGAGGCGCTGAAATTAATGGTCAAAACGTATGCGGCACCTGGCACAGTTTACTTGGGTGCTCACCCAATTGCAGCAGCCCGCGCCGCCATCGAAGCCGCCCACGGCATAAAGGAGAACACATGAGCAAAGAAGCAATGAAGCTGGCGCTGGAGGCGCTGGAAGCTGTGCAGCGTACCAAGGTCGCATCACACGAGTTGGCCATGTGTGATTTGCAAGAAATAAGTGCTGGACGCGAGAGGCTAAAGACACGGCTCTGCGAAGCAATGCACAACGAGCAGGTTCTTCGTCTAAGCGCGGAGGCTGCCCTGCGCACAGCATTGGCAGAGCAGCCAGCACAACAGGAGCCATGCACATGGGCAAGGCCCGAGAGCGATCACCCAGACACATGGGAATCATCTTGTGGGGTGATGTGGATGTTCGACGAAGGTGGCCCGAAGGACAACGGTTTTCACTTTTGCTATAGGTGTGGGAAACAAGTCATCGAAGCCGCACACGGCATCAAGGAGAACACATGAAGACTGTAATTGAAATGGCGCTTGAGGCGGGATTTGAAGCTTATAGAGGCCACCGAGGCGTGCTTGACCATCGTGTGCCCGAAGACATATTTGCGGCGGCAGTAAATATCACAGAAGAACTTGAATGCTTTGCCGAGCTAGTGCGTGCTGACGAGAGATCAAAGCCAGAGCAGGAGCCTCCTTTTGCTGTGCAGCAAGCGTATGCAATGGCGCAAGTTTGCTTAGACTTGCATGAAGCACTTGGCTGTAGGCGGGGTGACAACCCTTATCTAGCCATCGCCAATCTGCGAGAAACACAGCCGCAGCCAGCACATCAGCTCGACGACATTGATGTCGTCGACTTAGCCCCACCACCGCGCGAATGGATTGGGCTGACCCCACAAGACTACGCCGACATATTCAAAGTTGCAAGAACAGGCGAGCACGCAGTTCAACTTGCAGAAAAAATTCTTCGTGAGAACAACGTAGAAAAATAGTTACATGCGCTTAAATATAATCCCGTTTTCGGGTATAAAATGCAAGTTCATCAACCGGAGAAAACTCAATGAATCCAGTCACAACTACCGAAACCATTGCGGTGCAAGAAGCGCCAACATTCAACACAAGTAGCGCCGCCATCATGATGGACATGAGCGCACTGGACCGAATGGAGCGCTTTGCCAACCTCATGGCGACCGCACGCAGCACGGTGCCTCAACACTTCCAGGGGAAAGCGGGCGACTGCCTGGCCGTGGTCATGCAAGCTACGACATGGGGAATGAACCCATTTGCGGTGGCACAAAAAACGCACGTCATCAATGGCGCGCTGGGCTACGAGGCACAGCTTGTGGCCAGCGTCATCAACTCCAGCAGCTTGCTGGCCGACCGCTTCAAGTTCGAGTGGTTTGGCGCTTGGGAAAAAATTGTTGGAAAATTCAAGATGGTGGAAAGCCGCACAAAGAAAGACGACAACGGCAACGCCAAAAAATTCATGATGCCCGATTGGGACCTTAAGGATGAAAACGGTTTGGGCGTGCGTGTGTGGGCCACGATCAAAGGCGAGTCTGAACCCCGTGTGCTGGAATTGCTCATGACCCAGGCTCGCACCCGCAACTCGACACTGTGGACGGAAGACCCCAAGCAGCAACTCGCATACCTGGCGCAAAAACGCTGGGCGCGACTGTATGCCCCCGATGTGATTTTGGGTGTCTACACCCCCGACGAAATCGAGACATTCAAGCCGCCCGTTCACATGGGAACTGCCGAAGTTGTGGCTCCCACCGCCTCGCAAGACCTGATCGACCAAGCCGAAGCCGCAGCAGCTCAGGGCATGGCCGGTTATCAAGAGTTTTGGCAGAAGGCAAACAAGGAAGACCGAAAACGTCTGGCTGGCGAGCATGAGCGCCTGAAAGCAGAAGCCGCCTCAGTAGACAAGGCCCGCACGGTAGAGCAGCCAAAAGAACAGGTGGCAGACACAGGCGAAGTCACCGCCGAGCAGGTGCTGGCCAAGATCAATGCGGCCAAGACCGAGGACGCACTTTACGTGGCCGCAGATTGGGTTAACTCAATAACAGATAACGCAGCAGCCGCAAAGCTGAATGAACGCTTCGATGAGCGACTGGCCGAGATGCGCGGCAGTGGGGGTGCAGGATGATTCTCATTCAATGCGCCCAAGGCTCAGAGGAATGGTTGCAGGCCCGCGCCGGTGTCATCACCGCCAGCATGTTCAAAACATGCCGCGAACGTGTCGGTGGCTTAACGCCCCAGCAAGCCCTGTACGTGTCAGCCATCCGCGAAGGCAAGAGCGCCGAAGAGGCCGCCGCCGCTGCCGACTACAAAACCAAACCGCGAGTGACAGAAATCGTGCAGCGGGCTATCAATGGCTTGCCCATCGGTGACTTTTCAGATGCGGCAAAGAAGTACGCTTTCCGCCTAGCCATCGAGCGAATCAGCGGCAAACCTTTGAACGAAGGTTTCGAGACATGGCAAATGAAGCGCGGCCACGAGCTTGAGCCCATGGCCCGCGCCCGCCACGAGGAAGAGGCAGGCGTGATTGTTGAGACGGCTGGGTTTGTCACGACCAATGATGCCTGTTTTGGAGCCAGTGCTGACGGCCTAATCGGCAACGATGGCGGCAGTGAGTACAAGTGCCTTGTGTCCCCAGATAGCCTCATGCCGGTATTGCTGAATGACGACATCGCGGAATACATGGACCAGATTCAAGGGTGCATGTGGATTACTGGCCGCAAGTGGTGGCATTACGGTTTGTACTGCCCTGCTCTAGCCGACATCAAGATGGATATGTATTGGAAGCACATTGAGCGCGATGATGACTACATAGAGACACTGGAGCGCGACTTGATCGCATTCCGCGCCTTGGTGCTGCAATACGAATCAACTCTCCGCCGCAAAGCCGCGAAACCTTAAACCCAAACAATTGAAAGAAACCCCATGACCAAAGTACTCGACACCCCAGCAACCGCCACCGACATCGCCACCCTGCCAGTGGCAGACCGCGCCGCCCTGGTGCTCAACAGCACCAAGACCGAAGCCGACTTGAAGCAGCTGGCCGAAAGCCTGAAGGCCATCACACTGGTGAACTCGCCCGCAGGCCGCGTACAAGCGCACGCGCTGGCCATGACCGCACGCACCGCGCGCGCCACCATCGAAAAGGCAGGCAAGGCAGCACGCGACGATGCTACGAAGTTTTCGAAGGCAGTCATTGCCGAAGAAGACCGCTTGATCGAAATCATTCAGCCCGAAGAAACACGTGTGCTGGGCCTGCGCAATGCGTGGGACGCTGCCGAGGCCGCCCGCAAAGAAGCCGAGCTGCAAAAGGAGCGTGACCGCATCGCAGCGCATCAGGCCGTGATTGAGCGCATCAAGAGCATGCCAGGACTGGCCCGGGAGGCACGCACCAGCGCCATGGCTATTCAGTTGCTCGACAATCTGTGCGCCATCGACACAAAGGGGCTTGAAGAATTCGCAGACGCTGCGCACGCCGCCCATCTTGCCGCATTCAGCGAAGTCACCGACATCATCCAAGCCAAGCAAGCCGCCGAAGCCGAGCAGGCCCGCATCAAAGCCGAGCAGGAAGCAGAAGCCGCCCGACTGGCCGAGCAGCGCCGCCAGATGGAAGCCGAACGCGCCGAAGCTGCCCGTGTCGCCGCAGAGCAGCAAGCCGAATTGCAGGCAATGCAGGCGAAGATGAAAGCCCAGCAAGAAGAGCTCGACCGCAAAGCCGCTGAAATGGCCCAGCAAGCCGCCGAACTGGAAGCACGCAAGCAGGCTGAAGCCAAACGCTTGGAGCCAGTTGTCACGCACGCCGAAGTCGTCGCATTGGCAGCAGGCCCCGTGTTAAGCGAAAAGCCGATAGCCGATGAAAACGCCCGCGACTTCATTGATGCCGTTGAGCAAAACGAGTATTTATTAAGGGTTGAAAAACTTTTCGAAGCCTACGGCGAAGATGCGGAACACATCACATCCGAAGTGGCCACTGAGCTGATAGACGATGTGATTGCGTTTTGCAAACTCAAAGGGATTGATCTGCCGTATTCAAAGTCTTAAGCTAAAATTTTTGGCCGAAAGCGGATGCTGTACCGGGATGCTGAATGGCGAGCCTTCTTTCCCGCGCCATATCTGACAGACGCAGCGAGTAGGCCACCTTTTGCACCATGTCAAAAAAAACATCACTCTACATGAGACGGAGAATGGCGCAGGGCAAAG